CGCTACCCCAGAGGCTTTTTTAGTAAAAGCAAAGTATCCAATCTGGTGATATGGAGTACCAGTTCGAACATATGCTCTTACCCTTTGAAGTAATCTGTAAGTCTTACCTGTTCCAGGTGGACCAAAAATTTTAGTCAGCTTTGCCATTTGATTTTTGAAACGTGTCTACTAATTTTCCTTTATAACCCATAGTTCCATAGTGAGTTGTTTCTCCATCTACAACAGCATGAAATTTAAATCCAGCTTCTCTTGCTAGATCACAAAATTTTACATCCTCACCAATCCAAACACCATCCTTAAATTCTGTTTCCCAAAAATTATAAAGATATTTGGCTGCGTCTTCAGATATAGCGCTGTAATTTTTTATATGTAAGTGCGGATGCTTGGCCATAAGTTGTTCATAAACTTTTCTGTGAATCATGGTCAGACCTGCAGGTCCTCTTTTTATTTCTGTAATACCTTTATTATCTATGTTTATGTTTTGGTAGTCTTCAAAATTTACAGAATACTTTACAGAATTGTCTTGCGTTTTCTTTCTGTATGGGCAACATATAAAATCTTTTTCAGCTACAATCATTCTGCCTACAACATCTGGTTCAAAAGCTACATCAGCATCTATAAACAATTGATAATCAAAACCTGATTGTAAGAATAATGCTGCTAATACATTTCTACCATACCCAATGTATGGACATTTAAAGGTATTAACTGTTGTTTTTATTTTTGCTTGTGTAAATTTATCAAATAATTTTAACAATGATAAACAAGTATCTACATGCATTTGATCGTACGCAGGTAATGATACACATACACTTGGTATTTTTTTCGTCATACTATCTCCTTTTTATCTTCTATTTCTACTTTTTCGTCTGGTGTTTCTTCTTTCTCTAATCCATCTATTGGTAATTTTAATACTCTAAGTTGTGGAAAAGATTCTTTGTTATCGCCTTTGGGAAATCTTTTCTTACAATCAAAGTCCCCTTTAAAGTGTTGGCGAATCAAGTGAGCTGTCCTATCTCTTTTTTGCGTCCAGTCTCCTCGTTTTAATTCTTCATAAAATTTTTGAAATATAAAATAGTAATGATCTTCTTCTATTAAAACTGATCCACTTTCAAATGCAGTGTTAGTTGTTGCCTCTGGTCCGTTTACATATTCTATCAAAGCTTCTTTTAATATTTCTATAGGGTTTGTTCCTATTGGTGGAGGCATATCTTTTTTAGTTGCCCACAACCCCTCTAATATTTTTTGAAATTCATTTTGTTTTATTATTGGTGGAAAGATACTTGTGCTATCAGCTACTAGTTTACGCATTTGTTTTACTTCATCCATACGACTTATGTTTTTAGCGTGGACCTGCACTACATCGTTGTTACCTAATTCTACATCAAAAAAATATTCTGGTTCAGGTCTATAAGTTATTTTAAT